CCGTTGACCGCTGAGTCGACCATTCCTCGGCCACCGGTCAGGCCATTCGCAAAGCCCTCGGCGGTGAAGCCGCCAAACTCTTCGAAGACACCAGAGGGCGAGTGAATGTCGAGAATGTGTTTGAAGGCCTCGATGGTGGCCCTGCCCGAGGCCATGATCGCGTCGACCGGCCACGAGATGGCTCCCATGATGCCCTCGGCGAGCCCCTTCAGCAGGTCGGCGCCGAAGTCCTTCATCTGCTCGAGCATGTAGCTGAAGTCGATGTCGCCAATCAGCTTGAAGCCCTCGAGGGCCGTCCCGATGGCCATGCCCACCAGCAGCAGCACATTGAGAATGCCGCCGAGCACGTAGCCAAGCACCGTCATCGCGTCGACGAAGCCAGCTGACTTGTCCTGCCCGCCCTCCATCGTGGCGAAGAGGTCGAGAGTTGGCTGAAGCACAGCCATCACGCCATCCTTGAAGCCGACAATGCCGTCGATGCCGACCTTCACGATGTCGACGAAGGCGCTGAAGCCATTCGTCAGGTCATCCATCGAAATGGTGCCGAGCAACCCACCTACGTCGTTCACCACTGACTCGATGATGCTCTTGAGCTTCGAGCCGGTGGCGCTGTCGGGGTTGAGCGCGGCGGTGAGGTTCCCCACGAAGCTCTTCAGCCCCTGGAAGCCCTTCGACTTGTCGAGGTCGATGTCGAGGAACATGTCCATCGGCGCCGAGCTCAGGGTGCTGAAGAGGCCCTTCAGCGTCGTGGCCTGAGCGAGCTGGCCACTGCCGAGGTCCTTGCCGCCTGAGTACTTCGCTTTGATGGCGTCCATCACGCCGGCGATGGCGATGTCGGCCGTCACCTTGCCGTGCTCGACGAGCTTCGAGACTTCGCTCGGCTTCACGTTCATGATTTTGGAGATGGCGTCGTAGACAGGCGAGCGCCCTACCCCGGCGTTGTTGAGCTGGATGAAGTCGCCGCCGTTGATCTTCCCGTTGCCCCGAATCTGCCCGAGCACGAGGGTCAGGCGATCCATGATGGACTTGTCGAAGTTGTTGCCGGCCGCCACGTCACCCACCGCCTGGAACACGATGGGCACTTCCTTCTTCGTGAACCCAGCCTGCAGCAGGTCCTTGAAGGACTTGATGACGTCCTCGGTCTCGAAGGGGGTCAGCTTCCCGAAGCTCTTCGCCTGGTCGAAGATGTCCTTCGCGGCCTGCTTGGTGCCCAGCATCAGCTCGAAGCTGGCGATGGTGCTCTCCTTGAAGGCGAGCGCGTTGACGGCGAAGGAGCCGCCCTCGAAGACGATGGAGCCGAGCTTCATCGCCCCCGCGATGAGCATCTGGAAGCCCTGCTGGGCCACCGCGGTAGCTCCGGGGAGCCCATCGAGGGCCGACTGAATGCCCCCGAGGCCCTTGGTGATGGACGCCGCAGGGCCGCTCATGCCGTCGTAGAGGCTGAACATCCACTTGAGCGTGTCCACCGCGTCACCTGTCCTTTGCGAGGCTCCTCACGAGAGCGAGAAACTCGGCCACCAGCAGCGCCCCCACGTAGGCGTCGTCATCGTCTTCATCGGCACCAAACAGCGACACCAGGTGGTCCGCCGCGAGTTCCACCGAGCTACGCGCCCGGTGGAAAGAGTCACTCACAGGGCTTTTTTTTCGGCCTTGTCGCTCGCGCCTGCGAGGTCAGCGAGCGCCTTACCGAAGGTCTCGACGAGGCCGGGCCGTCGATCCAACAGGCCCTCGAGCTCGCCCCGCTCCGGGTGCACCACGCACGCGCGCACGAGCTCCTCCATGGCGATGATGCGCTTGCCGTCGTCCTGGGCTTGCGCGCGGAAGCGCTTCCAGGTGGCGCGGTTGGGTGACTTCACGATGACGGACTCTCCGTCGTGCGAGATCTCGTGAAGGGCGCCGTGTTCAGACTTCAGCTTTTCGAGGTCAATGGCCATGGTCGGCTTCTTTCTTCAGGGGTGAATCAGCGGAGGAGCTGGCGGCCGCCAATGGGCGCAACGCCGCCAGGCAGCACCATCATGATGTCGAGGTCGCACGCGACGGTGAGGGCGTCGCCGCCCTCCTGCCCCGAGTTCTCGTGCTTCTTGATGCGGCACCCCTGCAGCACGTCTTGGATGACAGGGGTGCCCGCCTCCGAATACGTGACGGTGATGTCGAACGCCGCCTCCATGAAACCGACGCCAGGGCGGAGGGTCGCCAGCACGGAGATGAGGTCCTGGAACTCGAGGCGGTACAGCTCGAGCGAGCCATCCGAGTCGAGCGGGCCGCGCGTACGCCCCAATACCTGAGAGCGGTTGCCGCGCACCTTCCCCGGCTCGAGGGTCTGCGAGAACTTGATGCTCTTCACGCCGTTGAAGAGCCGGGCCCCCGCGGTGATTTCCACCGAAGAGAAGTCGTACCGGAGGCCGTTGATCAGCGGGTAGGGAACAGGTGCCATGGTTCAGGTTCTCCGGTTCAGACGGGGGTGAGAGCGGGGTTGTTGAAGCCGAGCTCGCCGTCGATGAACTTGGCGTAGCCGAGCGGCGTGACGCGGAACTTCACCGAGAGGCGCTGCGTCGAGAGCACGTTGACGGTGCGGTCGACGACAACGGAGCAGTCGCTCGCGTAGCCAGGCACCGTCACCGCGTCGCGCAGCGCGCGCTCGATGTACTTCTCGATGGTGAGGGCATCCTGCTCGAGGATGAGCCCGGTGGTGCTGTTGACGCGCACCGAGTCATTCAGGAAGCGCAGCATGCCGATGCGCACGGCCTTGGACGCGATGTCCATGACGCGGCCGTACTGGAGGAACTTGAAGTCGGAGGTGAGGCCCGCCTTCACGTTCGGGTTGGTGACGTAGGTGCCAGACAGGCCGACATGCGTGCGGAGCGTCGCGAGCTGGATGGAGTCGAGCGCCGGCGTCTTCCCCTCGTCGCGCAGGAGCGTGACGATGCCCTTCACGGCACCAGTCGCGACGCGCCCGAGGTCTTCAGCAGGAGGCACCGCGGCAGCACGGGCGACGATGGGCGTAGCGGCCGGGCGCTTCGTGGTGGCGCCGGTGGTGAGCGAGAGCAGGTTGACGAAGCCGCCAACAGGCATCACGCGCGAGCTCGAGAGAGCGGCCACGGCAGTGGCGATGTTGGCGTCGGTGTCGTCCAGCACCTGGAAGGCAGCGCGCGCAAAGCGGTAGTTCGACGCCGCCGTCGCCAGCTTGGTGTCGAGCAGCGCGAAGACGCCCTGAGTCGTCGTCGCGTCAGCCGGCACGCCGACGGCGTAGAGGAGGAACCACTCGCGGGCGTCAGCCACGAGGCTGTCGACGGCCGCGCCGAGGTCAGTCGTGGTGTAGGCCGGGCCCGTGGTGCTGAAGCTGTACACGTCGCCAGCGACGAGCGTCAGGGCGCTGAAGACGATGCTGACGCCGTAGGCCGTTTGAAGCGCCGAGTACGTGCCCGACGTCGGGACTGCCGTCTCAGGCCCGTAGGTGCGGCCACCGTCGATGCTGAACTTGAAGGTGGCGGTACCGGCTGCCGGGTTGGCACCACCCTGCACGATGAGCACCTGCACCTGGTAGCTGTCGAGTGGGCTCGAGCCAGTGGTGGTGAGGACCGAGGTGCCCGTGCCGACCTTCGTGACGGCGCCCGACGACGAGGCGGTCGAGCTCGCGCTCTTCACGCAGATGACGGTGCCGCCCGCGATGCCCAGGACGAAGGCCGCGGCCTCGACGAGGGGGCCAGTGCCGAGCGTGGTGCTCAGCGTCTGGATGTCGGTGAAGCTGTAGACGGTGCCGACGGTGCCGCTGCTGCACACGCCGATGAGCGCCACGGTGCCGTTGTCGGAGCCGGGGACGATGCCGAGCGCGCCGTCTTTGATGGCCAGGTTGACGTAGGGAAGAGGCATTGAGGGGGCTCCGGGTTAGGCGGGGAGAATCTGCAGGTTTCCAGAGAGGTGAATGACCGCGTCGAAGTCGGCCTCCGTCACCTCGCGGCCCACGCCCCAGCCGGGGGTGATGGCCTTGGCGATGGCGAACAGCCAGTCAGGGGTGGCCTTCTGTTCGGCCCACGCTTCGATGCTCTTGGTTTCGTCCATGGCTTAGGGGCTCGGGGTGGCGGTGACGTCGCCGGCAGGGAAGGCGACAGCGCCCTGCATGCCTGCGGCGTTGATGACGGTGAGGAGCGCAGTGGCGTCGGCGTCCTTGAAGATGGGAATGGCGAAGGACACGCTGACGTCGCACGCCCTGCCCTGCTGAATGAGCTCGGCGCCATCGGCGCCTACCCAGTCGAGGCCCTTCACTTCGTAGTTGCCGACGCACGTCTCGTGGATCGCCACGAGCAGCTTCCGCACGAGCTCTTCAGTGGCGTTGATGTCGCCCAGGGCAGTCTTCGTGGTGCCACTGCCCTCAGCCCACACGCGAATGCGGACACCCGCGTGTCGGATGCCGATGCACCGTTGCTGGCGCGCACTGAGGGCCGCACTCGCACCGGGCACGTTGACGCGCTGGCCAGGCTGAAACGAGTCGCTCGTCGGCCGCCACACCAGGCGCGGCGGGTTCGCGTTCTCGTCAACGAACTCGGCGCCCAGCTCGCAGGTGACACCAGAGAGGGCTGAGTGCGCCACGACAGCGCTGAAGACGTCGGTCAGCATCAGGCACCACCCAGCACGTGAGAGTGCGCGTGGCCCATGGTGGAGCTGATGAAGTCGCTCGCGATGGCACGGAAGGCTGCTGCCCAACGGCGTGGGAGCCCGCGGGCGTCAGGGAAGAAGGGGCGAGCCGGGATGGTGACGGACTTGGCGAAGACTCGCCGGTTGCCCACCATGAAGCTCAGCGCGCGGGCATTCTTCGGCCGCACCGTGCCGCCGTGCTGATGCAGCTTCGCCCCGACGTTGTCCGTCGCGAGCTCGAAGCCGAGGGCCACGGCACGCACGTTGATGCTGTTGCGGAGCAGCCCCTTGTCGAGCAGCGGCTGGCCCTGGCGCACCTTCAGCGGGGCCCAGCGGACGCCGTAGGGGTCCTTCGAAGCGGCAAAGCCCTCGAGCACCAGTGACAGAGCCTCGTGGCCCACCACGTTCGAGATGCGCTTGCGGAACTCGGCTGAGCGCACCTTCCCAAGGCGCTGGCGCAACTGCTGGAGCGCCTTCGTGTCGCCTTTGATGGCCATTACCAGCCCCTCAGGTTCGGGACGCCGGTGGTGACAGTGCCGCTCGCAGTGCTGACCTGCGGCTGACGCACGAAAGGGGCGTTGTTCGGGTCTACCGGCGGCTTCGTCGCGTCGGTGGTGCTCTTCGGGGCCGGAAGCGCAAGGCCCCGCGCCACGTCACGGCACCACTGCAGCGCCTGGTTGTACCGGAGCTCAAGCGTGGTGGCGTCGGTCGCACCGGCAGCAAAGCCGCGACGAGAGAGCAGCTCGAAAGCGGCAATCTTGCAGACGGCCATCGTCACCGACTTGTCGTAGGTGATGAGCGGCAAGTCGTACCGACTGCCGATGTAGCTGTCGACGACGCGCGAGGCGGCCTCGAGGGCTGCGTCGATGTCGCCAGCAGACACGCTCGCCGTAGCCTTCGTCGGAAGGCCCAGCGAGGCGAAGTCAGCGGCGGTCGCATACGCAGCCATGGCTCACCTCAGCTGCGCTTCATGGGCTTGCCCGGCTTGTCGCTCACCGGGGCAGTCTCGACTTCAGGCGCAGTCGCCTGAGCAGCCACAGCCGCATCGAGGGCGGCCGACTCGAGCACCGTGACGATGGGGTCCGCACGGAGCTCCTCGAGCTGCTCATCCGTCACCTCGACGAGGTGGAAGCCCGAGTCGAACTTGCGCTGAAGCGTCCAGTACGCGTTTCCGTATTCCGGACGCTGCGGGACGACGATGCCGATTTTCTGCATGGTGACTCCGATGGAGGGGAAAGGCGAAGGTGGGGCGCCCAGCGTGCCGAGCGCCGCCGACCAGGAGCGCCCAGCGTTTCAGCCAGGCGCCCCGTGAAGCGGTTACGCCGAGGCCGCGTAGCAGAGGAACGGCAGCGTGTAGCCGGCGTTCCCGCGCGCATCGATGCCGAAGACGAACTTGCGGCGCTTGAAGAGCGGCTCGCTCTGCGGGTCCGTCAGGGGGACCATCGTGGGCGCCTTGCGGAGCTGGAACACGAAGGGCTTGATGGGCTTGGTGGTGTCCATGAGGAACCACTGCGTCGCGTTGGTCGAGAGGTCCGGCAGCACGAGGAGCTCGGCCGACGACTTCAGGACGTTGCTCTGCATCTGCGACGCGGCGTTACCGCCGAAGGCAGTCGCCGGCGCGATGAAGTCCGCGTTGAGGATGACGCGGGCCTGCGACTCGAGCTGCGGGGGAACCACGAGGAGGTTGGGGCGAATCTGCAGCGGCTTCCCGTCTTCGCCGACGTAGCTCAGCATCGTCTGGCGGACCGTCTGGTAGTTCGCCGCGTTCAGCGCGAGGCCCGACGCAGTGTAGTTGGAGTACGTCGCGCTCGAGCCGGGCTGGCCGGTGGGGTGCGACGCCGAGAAGAAGGGCTGGCCGTCGAACGCGACGTTCGTCGAGCCGTTCTGCAGGAGGCTCAGCACGAGGTCATCGCCCCAGCGCTTCGCCTGCTCGCCCATCATCGACATCGTGGGGCCGTAGACGCCGAGCTGGTCGTCCATGATGTCGTTGCGGTCGACCTCGACCGTCAGCTCGTAGTCCTGGTTCGCCAGGGTGTACGCGGCCGCTTCGATGTTCAGGTACTTGCGCTCGCCGATCCACTGCCGCATGCGCGGCAGGAGACGCATCCACGCGTAGCGGTTCTCGCGCGCGGTGCTGGGCACCTCGGTCGAGACCTTGTTGTACCAGGGCTCGATGCGGTCGTACGCCGCCTGGTAGACGGTCGAGAAGTTGTAGAAGATGGCGTCGATGACTGCCGGGGTGATCTGCATGTTCGTTCGCTCCTGAGGCGGTGAGGGTTAGGCCGCGATGCGACCGGTCGTTTCCACGTAGACCATCGAGTCGCCTTCACCGACGGACATCACCTGGCCAGCCACCGAGCGGGTGTTGGTCGCGCTGGTGAGCGCCACGGTGTTGTCGTCGACGATGTAGACGATGGCCCCGACGTTGGCCTGGGCGATGAGGTCACCCGCCGTCGAGTTGGCCCAGCCGAACATACCGCGGCGGACTTCGATGAACTTCGCGCCAGCGGCGCCAGTCGAGTTGTCGACGGTGTACTCGGCGCGGCCGATGGCGATGAGGTTCAGCGCAGTGCGGCCGGGCGCGGCGTAGCCGGCGTCGATGACGACGAGCGAGCCCTTGAAGATCTTCGTCGAGGCCTTCATCGGCAGCTTCAGGATGCCCGTGATGGCACCCTCGTCACCGATGCGGGGAGTGTTGCGGTCTGCGGTCAGTGCGGTCATGGCGTTCTCTCAGTTCGAAGGTGGAAGGTGGTTCAGCCGACGCTCGAGGCCATCGCCGTCTTGCGCTTCGCGACGTCCTCGGGCTTCACGCCCAGCATCGCGGCGACCTGCGTGTCCTCGGCCGACAGCACGACGACGGTCGAACCCGCTGCGGGCTCCTTGGACGCGGTGGGCATCAGCTTCGGCGCCGCCGAGAGGAAGGCCTTGAGCTCTTCCACGTCGCGGTTGCCCATCTTGATGAGCAGATCCTTCTGGGCCGGGGCGACCTTGCCCTCAGCGGAGGCCTTCTCGAGGAGCGAGAGCACCTCAGCCGACTTCTGCACGCCCTCGAGCTCGGCGACGCGCGCCGAGAGGGCGGCCGCCTGCTCGCTGCCAGACTTCCAGGCCGCGATGGTGCCCGAGGCTTCGGCGACGGAGCCCTTGCCGGTGAGGGCGAGCAGGAGCGCGCGCTCGTCGGTCAGCTTGGTGACGGCGGAGGCGATGGCCTCCTCGGTGGCATCGGCGGAGAGCGAGACGAGGGAGGCGATCAGCTTCATGGGGCGAGGCTCCTGGGTGGTGACGGAAGCGACGAGCGGGGTCTGCCCCATCGTCGCGGGGTTGCAGGTGAGAGCGGCATTGATGACGCCGGTGACTTCACGGGTCGCCTTGTCGAAGGTGACGACAGGCGAGAAGAAGCGGAACTTGCGGGCAGTGAGGAGCGCGGCCGCGTCGTCGACCCACTCCACCTTCGTGGCCCAGAGGCCATCCTTGCGCGCTTCGACGGAGAACCAGCCGGCAGCCTCACCCGCCTTCTTGGGGTCGATGGCCTGCGCGGCGTTCAGCGACGCGTGCTCGTAGTCGATGGCCAGCGGGCGATCGAGCTCAGCCGCGAACTCTGCGCAGTCCTTCTGCGAGCGCGACGAGTAGATGAATTCGCCCTTGAGCGTCTTGTTCTTCCCGGCCTTGAAGAGGCGGAACTCAGTCGGGGGAGCCTTACCCTCGGTGAGTGAAAGCTCGACGCTGAGGGCGATTTGCTCGAACACTGAGGCGCACTATTTCGGCCCCTTGAACTGTCGCGCCAGAGGCGTCGGGTAGTCCGCCAGCGCGGGCCGAAATTCTCGCATGACGTTGCCGAAGCCTTCGGGCACGTCCTCTTCCGATGGACGCTTGGTGATGCCGATGACGTCCGCTGCGCGCTTCGTCATGGCGATGACGGTCGAGCGGCAGCGGTGGTGCAGTGGGGGCTGGTGGTTCTGCCACCACGGGTCATCAGCGGGCAGCACAGTGCCGTTGCAGGTGGCGCAGATTTCCGACGTGCGCCCATCGAGTACCGCCGAGTACTTCCACACGGGCCGAGTCGCGACGATGTCCGGATCAAGGTACTGCTCGATGCGCCCCGCCGAGTAGGCGCGCTGCACGTTGGTGCGGAAGATGGCATCGAGGCGCGCCGCGGGTGCGCTCGCGAGACCGCCCCACTGGTTGTTCAAAACCTCGGCGATGCGAGTGCGGAAGTCGCGGAACGTCTCGCCCTTTGCAATGGCCGCATCGATGCCCGCCCAGACGGCATTCGCTAGGTCGAGCTGGGCCGTCGCCGAGACGATGCGGGCCTCTTGCGAGAGGTCCTCGATGAGCCCCTCGACGTCGGGAGCGTAGCCGGCCGTCTCAAGGCGATGCCGGAACCAGGCGATGGCCTCCTCGAAGCGCAGCGGGTCAGGAGTCGCCTTCATGAAAGCCCCTGGCGTTGCGCAGCCTCACGTAGTCGCTCCATGCCGCGCTTCTGAATCTGCCTCACCCGCTCGCGCGAGAGGTCCATACCGTCGGCGATGGCCTGCAGCGTCCGGCCATGGGCGCGCTCACGCACCACTACGCGGTCGACATCGTGCAGCACCGTGAAGGTCAGCAGATTGACCTGCTCGGCTTGCTCACGCTCGGCCAGCACCTCCTCAGGCGATGGCGCAGCATCGGGCAGTACTTCAGCCAGCGTGGGGCCGTCCTCATCGAAGCCAGCGGGCCCTTCGATGCTGAGGTGACGCGCGGGAACGGGCGGACCGCCGCGAGGCTTGCCGAGAGACACTCGGTGTCGACGGTTGCGTTGGTCTCCAGGGTTCTCATCGATGACGAGCCGCATCAGCAATGCCCTCATCCAGCGGAAAGCGTACGTGTGGAACTGGACGCCGAACTCAGGCTTGAAGGCGCCCACCGCGCTCAGCACGGCGATGCGCGCTTGCTGCACCAGCTCGCTCACCTCAAGGTGAGTCTGTCGCGTGTACCGCTGCGCGGCGAAGTAGCAGAGCCCTTCGCAGCCCCTCACCACGCGGTCCATCGCCAGTCGATCGCCAGCGGCAGCCGCCGCTACGTCTTCGTTGGTGGGGTACGCCTTGAACTTCACTTGCCGATGTCCTCGAGAGCCGACACGCGGCCGGCGAGCTCCGCCATCGTCATCGCCTGGGCCATCACCTTCGCGAGGGCCTCGGGGTGCATCGCGCCGAAGCTCTCGACGACGCGGTGGCGGAGATCCTCGAAGTCGGTGGCGTGCAGTACGGCCTCGAGCAGCTTGCTGACGTCAGGAGCGAGAATGCGCTGCCCTGCCCGCTTCGTCGCGTCGGTGACGTCATCGACGTAGAGCTGGCCACGCAGGGCCCCGCTGGGCTTCACGCGCGAAAGTGCAGCGGTGACGCTGTTGGCGGCCACCGGCTGCTCACCATCGGCGCCGTCTTTGGGCTCAACTGCTTCGGGCTCAAGCTGCCCAGGCTGGGCCTGTGGGGCTGGGCGCTCTTCCGCGGGTCCCGTCGTCGGTACGCCAGCACGCTCGAGCAGCTCGTCGACGTCGGGCTTCGCTCCGGTATTCTGCAGCGCCGTGATGCCCTCGCCGAGCCCCTTCAGTGCGAGGCCAGACTGCACCTTGTCTTCGGGCGGGTCCGTCGACCACCGCAGCTGCGGGGCGAGCTCCGGGTCCCCGAAGTTGAAGGCGGCCCACGGCTTGAGCACCTGCTCACGCAGGCACTTCGCCACCAGCTGTGCGTCGGCCTGAAGAATCTCCGCGCGAATCGACTCGTGCACCTGGGCCGCGCTGAAAGAGCCGCCCTTCACTTCGGTGGTGAGGTTCTGCCCAAGGAGCGCGACTGCAATGGACGTCTCGGCCTTGCCGATGAGCTGGTTGAAGCCGTCGCTGCCGGTGCTCTTCGCCTCCATGAGCTCGACGGCAAACTGGTTGAGCGGGTCCGCGCTGCCCGGCAGGCGAATGACGCTCTCGCTGCCCAGCATCGCGAGCTCGCTGAGGAAGCGCTGCTTGTCTGCCTCGTCGGCGGCCGCGGGCGTCTTCGCCACACGCAGGGGAGAGCCGTAGACTTCGCTCCAGCGGCCCCAGTCACGCATCGCCCACTGACGCAGCAGCCAGGGCACATAGAGGTGGCGAGCGGAGCCGAACATGAAGGCGCGCTCGAGCGTCTTGAAGCTGAGCATCACCCATTGCCCATCACCAGGCGTGAGGACCACGCCAGTCTGGCCCTCGGTGTTGGTGTGCCAGGCGCGATCGTCCCAACGCCAGTAGGCGAATCGAGGGTGCCAGATGCGCAGGGTGGGCCACCAGAGTCCGTCACGGCCCTCCCACAGCAACTGGCCGATGCCGAGGCCCAGCATGACGCCCCAAATCTGGAGCTCACTCAGGACGCCGTCGGGGAACATGCGCTCGAAGTTGGCCTCGACGAGCTCCATCACCTGCCCCGCGCGCCGCCCGGTACCGGGCTCGAGGTGGAAGGGCAGTGCCGGGAGCGCCTGGGTCCGGCGATCGAGACAGCCGGCAATGCGGTCATCTCGTCGCATCGCGTCGCAGATGAGCGCCGCCTGGTCGAGCTGCCCGTACTCGAGTGCGCGAATCGCCGACTTCACCGCGGTGACGGAGTCGAAGTCCGACCACGAGTAGTTCGGCAGCTCGCGGAAGGGCTTCGGAGGGGCTGAGAGCATGCCCCGAGGGTGCCAGCGCCGTCACTCTCGCGCGACGCGGTAGGCGTCCTCTGCGACGCGGTGCCGATTTCCTCGCATCACATACGGCGCGGCGCGCGGAACTCCTGCTTGGTCTCGACGGCATCCGTCATGGTGGCCAGCACGTCGTAGGCCGCCACCGACGCGTCGACGATGTCGTCGTGCAAGTCGTTGACGCCGGTGAAGTTGACGTGCTCGGTGACGAATCGCTCGAGCCACTCAGGTGCGTCGGTGCCCTCGGGTACTTCCGGCAGGAGCACCTCGCCGCGGTTCCACGCGGCTGCGTAGTTCTGCGCGCGGATGAACTTGTCGGCGCTCGCCGGCAGGGCCTCGAGCCAAGGCAGCGACGGGCGCATAAAGGACGCCACGCCCTCAGTCTCGATGCCCGAGCCGTACCAGCGCATGCGCGTGCCGGGGTACCGCTGCCGGTACGCCTTCGCGACCGCGGTGAACTCGGGCGCACGGGACTGCGAGAGCACGACGTCGAGCACGTAGTAGACGCCCGCCGCCTTCGCCATCACCACCAGGACGCTCCAGTCGGCAGAGGTCCTCTTCGAGTAGGCGAGGTCGAGCCCAATGCCGCGCACGAAGCGCTCGGGGAGCTTCGAGTACACCCATGGATCTCCGAACACCGCACCGCCGCGGGGCCTGGGGTTGCCCTGGTACAGCGACGCGAACGAGTACGGGCCCAGCTGTGCCTGAATCTCCTGCAGCTTCGCCTCGGGCCACATCTCCGGCCAGTAGGACGCGCCCGTGTCGGGGTGCAGCGCAGGGAGACAGATGTACTTCCACCCCTGCTTCACGAGCGTCCCGGCGAGGTCATCCGGGTGCCACCGCGCCATATTGACGATGATGGACCTCGGCCGCGGCTTCGTCGCCGAGCTGGGGTTGCCTCGGGTGAAGAGAACCTCGTTGAACCAGTCGAGCGTCCGCTGGCGCTTCAGTGAGCTCTCGGCCTCCTGTCGGTCCTTGATGGGGTCATCGACGATGGCGACGTCGACGCCCTGCCCCGTGAGGCCTTCGCCGACTCCGCGCGCGATGCAGCCGCCGCCCTCTGCGTTGCGCCACTCGACGACGGTGTCCTTCTGCACCGACACGCCCATCGACTTCGCCCACTGACGCGAGCGCTCCGCCTTCGAGCGCGCCTGCGTGGCGTTGTACGAGGTGTAAGCAATTTCCCAGTCCGGGTGCCGCTGCAGCCACCAGGGGATAGCCGCCAGGAGAGTCTCCGACTTCGCGCCACGCGGCGGGGTGTGGCACACCACGCGGACCTCTTCGCCGCGCTGGATGCGCTCGAGCTCATCGAGGAGCGGCCGCAGGTGCAGCGGCTGCACGTAGCCCTTGGCCGCCAGTTGGGGAATGCGCGTGAGGTACTCAGCCAGCGGAGGCAGCGACACCGGCTGCGACGGCCTCGACAAGCGGAGCTTCGCCAACCTCTTCGCCGCCAGCTCGGCGAGAAGCGACTTCGAGGACCTTCTCGTACCATTCGACGGGGAGAACACGTTCAAGCTCCTCGAGCAGACCATCCAGCTCTTCGACGACCTGCACACGCACCTTGAGCCCGAAGTCCTTGGGCTCGAGCGTCTCCAGCGCCTTCCATGCGGCCTTCCAGTCACCACGCTGCAACCCACTGGAGCTCGCCTTGTCCTCCATCGCGCGCCACACGTGCTTCAGCAGCTTCTTGGTGCGCCTGGCCCTGGCCTCCCTGACGGCCTCCCGGAATTCCCGATAGGCGCCCGCTTCCTCGCCGCCCTGCTGTACCCAGCGGTGGAGCGTCGACTCGCCGATGCCTACCGCCATCGCCGCGTGCTCTAGCGGCATGCCGAGCTCGATGCCCTCCACCACTCGCCGCTGCAGCTCGGGCGTCAGTTTCGACGGCCGACCGGCAGGCTTCCGTTTCGCGCGCTTCGTCATCGTGTCCTCTTGCCGCGGTAGTTGGGCAGCCGCGCCATCTGCTGGAAGCCTCGCCGCTGGAACCGTAGCGCCGGGGACTTCACCCGACCGCGAGCCACAGCCGCATCGAGGGCGAACTTCGAGCGCCGTCGTTGCTCGCTCAGGGGCGCGCGCTTCTCGACGAGAATCAGCGGAGATTCGGCAAACAGGGTGTGGGCGACATTCGCCCGGTACGTCACCGGCTCAACCCACCTGACGGTCGTCGTCGTTGTCGCGTAGTCGATGACGATGACGCGCACGCTCGCCTGGTTCACGCGCGCCTCCACAGCAGCATGAGCGTCGGCCACGGCGTCGCAGCCTTCGAGCCGATGCCTGCTGGGTTGCCGGGGTAGCCGTAGGCCTGTCGCCCTGGCGGATGGTGCGCGGTCAGCTGGTAGCCGCAGCGGTTCTCGTGAGCGTGCCCCGCGAGGAATGGCTCGACGTGCTCCTGCCACCAGGGTTGCTCGCCCCGGTTGCCGGGCATGATCATCGCCACCCGGACTTCGAACTGGAGGCCTCGCGCCTCCTCGATGGTGCGCCAGACCTTCTCGACGCGGCTTCCAATGTCGGTGAACGGTGGGTTGTTGAAGATGCACCAGGGGCGAAAGCCGTCGAACACGTCGCACTCGTTTTCCGCACAGACGATGCGGTCGCCCCGCTGGCACACGTCGCCGCGGTGGAGGCACGGCGGCATCCACGACTGGGAGAGCGAGTCGACGCCGGCCGAGCCAGGCTCACGCGTCAGCGAGAACCAACGCGGGGCGTGGTGAGACTCCGCGTCGGCATCGGGGTCGAGGTCCCACGCGTGGACATTCGCGATGGCCTTTACGTAGGCCATGAGAGCGGGCGTGGTGTAGCGCCGGTTCTCGTCGATGACGGTCGGCACCTCGATGTCGAGGCCGAGCTGATCGAGCGCGCTCATCGGGCCCTCTTCACGTTCGGAGTTGCGACCGCCGCACCAACGCGCACCGGTCGGTCCAGCTTCACGGTGATGGCCGGGGCGGTGAGACCATCGAGCACCGAGACCATCGAGTACCTCATGTGTGGCTCTGGCACTGCGGGCGGCCGGCAGATGCACTGGCCGCCTGGGTCGAGGAGTTCGAGCAGGCAGTCATCGGTGTGCAGGTTGCGCAGCTCGCCCGCGGCGTGCGTAGCCGCGTCGACAGACCGGGGCTCGAGGTAGAGCTCGATCCGCACGGCGGACTCTCCATGCTCACCCTTCCGTTGGTCGACTACGTACCGCACGCGCGGATCGCGATCGTCGATGCCCAAGACATTCGCAACACCGTCACGCACGGACTTCAGCGCCGATTCCAAGTTGTCCGAGTCGAGCGACCGGGGCGAAATTCGAGTGAGCCTCACAACGAAGAACTTCGCCTGCTCACACAGCACGATGCCCCGGAACATTCGGCCAGCAGCCGCCCCCACAAGTCGCTGGTTCTTCTTCCGTTCGGCCTGCATGCGAAGCGCGCCCATTGACCGGCCGCGCGAGCCATTGGCAACCGAGGGCAGACGCAGCGCGTCGGTGTAGGCGAGCACCGACTGACGCGTCAGCGTGGTGGTGATGGCCTCGTGGCGCTGTCGAAGGAAGTCGCTCATCGGGACACCTTCAGGAGCGCGTGCCACTTCGAGGGGCGGAACCGGAGCTTACGCATCGGCGGAACCTCGGCAGCGCTCGGCGCCTCGGCATGAAGGTGCCCATGCGCCTTGAGCGCTTCGAGGTCGATGGTGCGTGCCTTTGTCGTGAAGGCACGGAACGCCCCGAGGCGAGGCCAGACAACACGCGTCTGCCGGAGCAGCGCCTGACGCACCACAGTGTCGGCGATGAGCTCGAGCAGCTCGCGAGCCTCGGCGCGGGTGCAGCCCAGGCGAATTTGGAGGGCCGCGACCAGCGCCGCGAAGCCACTGAGGTCCGCGTTCTTCACGGCCACCTCCCGCCATACCGCACCACCGTTGAACGCACGCGCTCGACCTGGCTCCGCGTCAGCTTCGCGATGGCGACGCGCGCCGCGTCGAGGTCACCGCGCAGGTACGCGTTGATGGCCTCGTGCGACACGCGGCGCACCTCGGCGTTGTAGGCAACCTTGCGAGCCTTCTCGCGCACGGCCCGCTGCTCCTGCGTCCACGTGCGCATCGCCGATGAGCGCTTGGCGTTCGCCTCGTCGACGTGCGGCAAGTCCTTCCCCCGCGTCGAGGAGATCCACGCCTCGTGCTGCGCGAAAGCCACAGCCTCCAGTCGGGCGCTGAGGTTGGGACTCATGCCGCCCTCGCCTTCGCGCGCTGAGCTGCAGCCCAAGCCCGCGTCCGCTTCGTCGCCTCGGCGCAGTAGAGCTCGCTGTCGCCGGGCTTCGGGCAGGCTCGCGAGTCGATGCCGACGGCCGCCTCGATGGAGCCGGCGTCGAACTGGGGGTCAGCCCACCAGGTGCCATGGCAGACGACGCAGAGGTCCTCGCCCCAGCACACGATGGTCGCGGGCTTGGAGCAGGTGGCACAGGGGTACACCTTCGGTGCATTGACGTCGGTGAGCATCACGAGGCCTTTCTTGGGAGGAAGTTGTTCCAGACGCGCGCGAAGGCGCTGAAGGGGGCTGGCGGTGCGGCCGCCGCCCAGTGCTTGTCTTCGGTGAAGCGCGCGAAGGCCGCCGCGAGCTCGCGCACCTCAGCGACACCTCGCGCCTCGGCCCACCAGCGCGAGAGCACGTGGGGCGACGGCCACTTCTCGGGGGCGAAGCCTTTGGTGCGCCGCGTTATTTCGGCAGCTCGCCAGAACTCTTCCTTGGTCCACGAGTCGAGGGTCGCAAGGTCTGGCCGTGCGACTTCGAAAGCGGCCACAGGTGGGGTCACCGGTTGCGGCGGATCTTCATCATGGTGTTCGGTGTTCGGTGTTCGGTGTTCGGTGTTCGGTGATAATGCGTGTTTGAGCGACGCTGGAGCGACGCTGGAGCGACGCTCCGCAAGCGCTCGGTTAGTCTTCTCGGCCCCCTTCCGTCGTCCTTCCTTGATTCGAAGGTACTGATCAGCACCACGGACCCGGAACGAGCCATCCCCCTGTTTTTCAATGAAATCGATTGAGAGGGCATCGATCAACGCGTCGAGGCTCTCGGGGCCGAAAGCGCCTGCAATCTCGCCACGAGTGAGCGACTCCCGAGCGACGCTCCAGCACCGGTGCCAAAGACGCACGAGGCCCGCGAGAACCCTGTCCTCGCTGACACCAGCCGCTCGCGCAACGCTGGGGGCGTGCGTCTCGATGACCTTCAGGTCGACAGAGATGTTGCTCACGACTGCACCTCGGCTGTGGCCGGCACGCGCTGGGCGTTGAGTCGATCGACCAGGGACTCGATGACGGCGTTGACGGACTGCACCTCGCGCTGCCAGAGCCGGAAGCGCATGGTGCCCTTGGGGGGCATGGTGCCCATCAGGGCGGTGCGCAGCGCCTTGGCTGCGCGGAGAGCGTTGTTGAGGCTCATGAGTCACCTCGGGCGAGGCGCTTCAGGTCCCGCGAGAGCACGCTCTCGTTGCCCTCGGCGTACCAGCAGGGGCGCTGCTCTCGAATGACTTCGCGGTCGATCTCTCGCTGCGAGCGCAGCCACTCGAGACGGCGCTCAAGCGAATGCGAGTCGCCACAGTCACCGCAGATTTCACCGATGCGCCGCTCGGCCTCGACCTCAGCACGCACCTCGTCGAGCAGACGCTTGACCTTCAGCGCGTTGCGCGCCGTGACATGGCGCTTGGTCAACTGAAGCGATGGGGTCTTCGCGGTGCTGCCCAGGCGTTCGGCAATCTCCTGCCGCGTCAGCCCGTGGCGGAGGAGCTCGCGGAGTGCGACCCGCGTCTCCTTGGCCGGCACCAGACCATGGTCAGCGATGGCGCCTGCGTCGACCGCGAGGAGTCGGCGCACGGTGTCAGCGCGCACGCGCTGTTTCGCGCCGGTGCGAATGTCCTGCACGACGGAGCACGACACGTCAGACGCCGCAGCGACCGCACGCCTGCCGACGCCCTGCGATGACAGCAGCTCAAGGTGGGCGCGTGCCGGCGCCGCGTCGACGAGGCCGTTGAAGGGCTGGCCCGCGCGCGAGCGCTGGTAGTTGCGATTCGCAGCCCTGCACGCATCACACCGACACCGCGCGCCGACATACCGTGCTCGCGTACCGTGTGGAAAGCCGTCGGGCGGCCGGTAGAGGTGAATGCCGCTCATCGCGCACCCCACAGGAACGTGGCGCGGTCGATGGCCTCACGAGCGCTGGCACCAGTGGCCAGCACGCCACGAGGCAGGCTCGACGCCGGGGAGCGCATCGGAGCGAAGACGACGAAGGTGGCGTCGGGGGCTGCTCCAGCCTGCCGCTCAACAAAGGCGCCAGGGATGAGGCGCTCGAGGCGCGCCTCAAGGGATTCGACGACGAGGGCACTCACAGAGCACCTCCGGCCGTCTGAACGTGCGTGCAGTTGTCGATCGACCCGCATCCGCCGAGGCTCGCGCGATGCGAAAGCTTTTCTTGGGCGTGGGTCTCATGGTGACGCTGGGCATCTTCTCGGCGCTGAACGGAGGGTCGAAGCGCCGGGCAGCGGAGCGACAGCCGGAGGTGGCCGCGGCGCCCCCCGTGGCGGCGAAGACGACGATCGATGCTGGCGAGGACCGAGCATGTGCGGCCGGCGCAGCCCTGGTTGAAGAAGAGGCCGCGAACCCCAAGCACCCGCTGGGACCGCTGATTCGAAGCGTGCACCGTCACTCTGGCGACTTGGTTGTGATCACCGTCAACGACCGATGGGCGAAACTGAATCCCGAGTCTCAGCGGTTCGTGGCGGGCTTCTGGTACCGCCTTGTGAGCAGCGTCTCGCCCACCTGCCGCGTCGGCTTGTGGGACAAGGACAAGAACGTCTTGGGCGGCTGCGACGAGAACGGCGTTGTGATCATCTCGCAGCTCATCGAGCTCATCCCGAAGTGAGACCGTCGAGAGGGCGCTCACAGGGCTACCTCAAACGAGCCTTCACGGCGGGCATCGCGACGGCGGGTGTTCTCGACGCGCGACACCAGCTCAAGGTGATCAACGCGGACGCACAGCTTGTTGTTGCAGAGGTGGTCGACCGTTAGGTCTCCCGGAATCGGACCGCGCTCAAGCTCCCAAGCGAACCGATGTGCGAGGCCCGAGTTGTTGCCGCGACAGGCGCCCAGCCAGCCATACCCGCGAGTCTGCCGACCACCGATCCACAGGTGACACGAGCCCGAACGATCGACCCTTGCCTCAAAGCGATTAACCCACCGCAGAACGAGCGCAGCCAGAACCACTGCACCCGCATTCAGTTTCGCGGAGCTGCTCGAAATGGTGAGGTTTTGGGGTGAACCGAGTCCGACGATGTCTGCAGCTGTCTGATGCAAACCCTCGAAACGACGCTCATCACGAGCAGCGTCGGGGGCTTGGGAAACGGTCGGAGCAGCCCTGTAAGCCGGTCTATCCTTCGCAGAAGCCATTGAGTTCATTCTGAAGTGTCCAATCGCAGGAGGCAACATGGGTGGTTTTCGTGATGAAGGGTCAGTGCGCCGAAAGTGGCTCGGCGGGTACGTCCGCGAGGGCGTGCGTGGGCAGATGTTCATCATCGAGCGGTGGATTCACGGCGATCACTTCCACATCACGACGAAGTGCAGAACCGAAAGGGCCGCGCTGGGCGAGCTCGCGCGCTTCGAAGCTGACCCGGCCGGCTACACGCCTCAGGATCGAACTCAGCGGGCGCGAACGCCGTGCGTCATCACACCCGAGATGATCGATGAATACGAGTCGTTCCAGGTGCTGCAGAAGCAAACCACTGAGAGCCACGCGCGGACGTGCGCTCGTTACCTCGAGCAATGGATGCTGGTCTTCGGAGGTCGAGACATTCGCCGTCTCGACCTGCACCGCGACATCAAGACGGCTCTCGATCAGTGGCAGAAGGAAGCTATCGCAGACGATGACAACCCACGACTGAAGAAGAAGCGCAGCGCACGAACCGGGGCGCGGCATGCTCGTATCGTCGCACTGAAGGGTTTCGCAACATGGCTCCGACGCGAGAAGGGCTGGCTCAAGCGCGGGGAAGATCCAACCCTTGACCTGCAGGTTCCCCAGGTACGACCAGAGAAGTTGCAGCGCAAGAAGGTGGTGCCCTTCGCGCATGTACAGAAGATCCTTCCGCTCATTCGCACCGACTGCCGCGACACACTGATGCTGCTCGCAAACACTGGCTTGCATGTGGCCGAGGTCAGACGGTTCTCGAAGACGGGTGAGATCTTCGAGCCGACGCCTGAGTTCAAGCAGGGTGGTGCAGAAGCAATGCTGACAGTGCGCCACAAGAACGGGCGCCTTCACACCATCGCGCTGACCACGCCCGAGGCCGTTGAAGCCGCACAGCGCATACGCACCAGTGGATGGGCGCCGAGCCATTCGGTCATGTGGTTCGCGATGCACGCCGCATGTGCCGCCGCAAAGGTCCCCGCCTTCAATGCCGGGGTGTTGAGGCACAGCGTCGCGACATGGCTGCACGAAGCTGGTGTTGAGCTCGCGGCCATCAGCGAGCAGCTCGGCCATCGCGACCCACGAACCACTGCTGACTTTTACCGGGACATGGGCGGGCAGGCCCGCGCGTTGCCTATGCCCGTCCTCCGCCTGGTCAAATGAAGTCAGCGCCGAGCACGCGACTTCTTTTGCAACTCGCGCAGCTTCGCCCGAGCAGCATCCGCATCGAAGCGCACACGCTCGACGCTCGCGCCGCTCGACTTCGGAACTACCGGCCCCGCCATCAAGTCGTGAATGGCGGACACCGGGATACGCCGCATGTTCGAGCCGACCATGCAGGTCCTGAGCGTTCCATCCTTCACCAAACGACCGATGTGCTTTGAGCTGCACGACAGCATCTGCGCAGCCGCCTCGAAGGACACTGCCGTCGGGGTCGGCTTCAACTTCTCCTCGATGTTGTCGAGCCTCTTCCTCAGCTCGTCCAAGAATGCCTCGAACCTCTCGAATGATTCCTCTCTCAACACAACCCCCACAACATTCACCGCGACGCCCCGTCGCAGTGGCCGCGAGCCTTTGGAGCCCGAAGCGAGGTGAATAGCAGCCGGGTCCGACAAGCAAACGCAGGTCGGCCCTGATCAAGGACTTACGGACTCGCATTGGTGGTCTTGGGAGCGGTTACTTCTTCTTCGCAGGCGTCGAAGAAGGACGTTCGCGCACCATCTTCAGCTGATTAGCGCGCTTCTCGGCAGTCTCGGTGTAGCCGCCCCACTGCTGGAGCTCATCGTCGCAGGCGCTCGCAAGCAGCACGTCAAGAACGTGCGTCAGATCGATCGCCTCAACCGTGGCGTCGAGACGCTCTGCGTACTCCTGCTCCGTCTCGCCAGGCTTCTTGTCCGTGGTCTCCCGAACCGCCACACGCCACAGATCTCGAATGTTGAGCAGCTTCGCGTGCGTGGACGACCGTACGCGCGCGGAGAGCTGCTTCTTGAGTTCCGGGACTTCGAAGTTCGAGGCCATCTCTAGAGCAGTCACCTTGGCACCTCCGACTCTGGTTTCAAACTGAACGCGCATTCACCCACTGGAAGCCGCGCCACCATCATCTATCACCTTTGAATTCAAATTGAAACCCCTATGACTCCATATTGGTTTCGCACGACTCTTGACGTGAAACCAATTTGGGTGCATTATCGTTTCACGGTCGCAGAACGGGCCGGACGGCGGGCGGGCAGCCAGGGGCAGGGCGAGTCGGGGCAACCCGAAGTCGTGAAGCGGTGAGGCAGTGGTGGACGCGCAGTGAATGGGGTGTGGCCATGCGAAGCGAGTACCGGGTCAAAGTGATGAGCGATGCCGAGCGCATCGTGATGTTGGAGCAGGATCTCGAGCTGTCGCGTCGTGAGACGTGCCGCGCGCTCGGCGCCCTCTCTGCCGTCGAGGAGCAGCTCAAGCGGGCGGTCCAGCGCGCGGGCGAACTGCAGGCCAAGGTGTACGCGCTGGAGGGCCAGCTCGGCGACGAGCGCGAGGCGCATGAGGACGAGCTCTCCGTGCGCCAGTCCATCGGCTACCGCGAGGGCCGCACGCTGTGAGTGCCCTGCTCTGTTGGTTTCTCGGCCATCGCCTGCCGCCCGGCTGCACCCGCGCGCAGTCCATCGCCTTCTCATGCCACCGGTGCGCGGCCCTCGTGCCCGGTGACTTGGCTCTCTCTCGTCGTCGCTGAGGCTCTCCATGGAAAACGCACTCGCAGAAGCGAAGCAGCTCACCGTTGACGCCGAGACCATCAAAGCCGTCATGGCTTCCCGCCCTGCTCCCGGCGCCGCCATCGCCACCGCGCTCGCGCGAGTGCAGGCGCTGCTCTCCAGCGTCGGCAAGGACCGAGAGGTCGACGTGAAGAGCGAGAAGGGCAAGTACAGCTTCAAGTACGCAACCCTCGCCGCCATCTGGGACGTCATCCGCGCGCCGTGCGCTGAGCACGGGCTGGCCATCGTGCAGTTCCCCTCGGTCAACGTGGCCGCGGGGCTGGTGACGGTCGAGACGCGGCTGATGCACGTCTCGGGTGAGTGGCTCTCGTCGGTGTGCGAGTTGCCCATCGTCCGCAAGGACCCGCAGGGCATCGGGAGCATCATCACCTATGCGCGCCGCTACGGCCTGAGCGCGATGCTGGGCGTCGTCTCGGCTGACGAGGATGACGACGGCGCTGCTGGCTCGCCGCACGGTGGAGGTGGAATGCCGTGGGAGCCGCCCGCGCGCGCGCCCGCTCCGACTTCGAGCAGCCGCCCCACTCCGCCGAAGGCCGCGCCCACCGCCGCGAAGCCCTCGGGTCCGCCCATCTCCCTGGCTGAGCTGGAGCAGAACTTCGACAGCTGCAGCACAAAGTCCGAGGTGCTCAAGGTGGCTGCGCGCGCGAAGGCCGCCGACCTGACTCCGCCTGAGCGCGAGAAGTTGCTCGGCTCGTACAAGCGGGCGCTCGAGCGCTGCGGCGAGCTGCAGCGGGAGGCTCGATGAAGCTCACCGGCAGCGGCTTCGGGCGCGCCGAGAAGTGCCCGGCCTCGACGTTCCTGCCGCACGTGCTGGAGCAGTCGAGCCACGCCAGTGCGCGGGGTAGCGCCATTCACCGCTTCCTCTGCCTCGTGGCCGAGGTGGGCCGCGATGCGGCGCTCGCGCTCATCGAGGAAGAGCACCGGGAGACGTGCGCCATCATCGAGCTCGACGCCCTGCCCCACTCGACGCCCGATGCCTGGGGCTGTGAGGTGGCTTTCGCGTGGGACTCGCAGGCTGACACGGCGCGCGAGCTCTACCGAGGCAGCGGGGCTCGCGAGTACGGCGAGCTCGCCGAGCACGAGGTGGCGGGCACGGCTGACCTGGTGGGTCTCGCCGACGAGGGGAAGACGGTCATCATTCTCGACGTCAAGACGGGCTGGGCGCCGTTGGGTCCGCCTGCCGAGTCGCTGCAGCTGCTCTTCTACGCGGTGGCAGCCGCCCGCGCGTATGGCGCCGAGAAGGCTGTCGTGGGCTTCGTGCGACTGACGGACGGTTACCCCGTCTACCAGTACGCCACCGTCGACGGCCTCGACCTCGAGCTGGCCGCCGAGCGCCTCAAGCGCGTGCTGTTCGACGCGCGCATGGCTGAGGTCGACTACGGGGCCACCAACCAGGTGACGCCGGTGGCGGGCGACCACTGCACCTACTGCCCCGCCTTTTCGCGGTGCCCGGCCAAGGTGACGCTCGCGCGTGAGCTCGCGGTGCAGTCGCTTTCGCTCGACCCCACGCAGCTTACGCCGGTGCTGGATGTCACGACGGCTGCGGCCGTCATCGAGCGACTCTGGGCGGTACAGGAGCTTCTCAAGCGCGTGGAGTCTGTCGTCGACGAGTTCGCGCGAGCACACCCAGTGACGCTGAGTGACGGACGCGTCTACGGCGCCATCGAGACGAGCAAGGAGTCCTTCGACGCGGCGTTGGGCGGCAAGGCGCTCGCGCAGAAGTTCGGGGTGAGCGTCGCCGCTGAGTGCGTGGAGGTCTCCTCGACGCTGACGAAGGCCGCCATCAAGCGCGCCCTGGCGAAGGTGGCCGAGAAGACGGGCGGCAAGGTGACGCACCTTGAGCGCGAGGCACACGAGGCCATTCGAGACGCCGGGGCCAGTCGCGTCGCTGTGTTCACGCAGGTGAAGGCCTTCAAGCCGAAGGCCCAGCGGTAACGAGAGGAAGTGGGACATGGGCAATAAGTCGCAGTCGAGGAAGCAGCACCACAAGGGCATGAAGTGGAAGGTGGTGCGCAATGTCGTGGCGGCTCGTCAGCCCCGCGCCACCAGCGGTGTGACGCCGCGAGTCGCGCGCGAGCCGTTCGCGCTGGCGCCGAAGAATGTGGCGCCGTTGGTCACCATCGCAGGCGAGAAGAAGCGCCTGGGGATGCCTGTCATCTGGCCGTCGAACGCGGGGCCGGTGCGCGGCCATCTCCGTCGCAAGTCAGCCTGACGCGTGGCCCCGGCGACACGGGGCGCAGTTACGGGGTTCATTTCTGGCGAGGGGCGCGGCTGATCACCGCGCTGAGCAAGGTTCGATTCCTTGGGGCCCCACTCTTCGCAGCACCAGTTACGGACGTAGCTCGAAGGTCGAGCAGTGGTCTCCAAAACCACAGGCGTTGGTTCAATTCCAACCGTCCGTGTCGCCGCCAGCACGGGGCACCGCGCAGCGCTCCGTAACCCAATTCCGGGGCGGTGCGCGGCTTTCCACGCAACACCACGAGGGCACATGGCCACACTTGAAGAGAAGGCAACTTGGGCAGCAGTCGAGAAGGCAGCCATCCGCTTCTCAAGTTCGACCACCGGCAACAACGACTCGCGCGCGGGGCTGCATGAGGCCGTGCTGGCGTACTTCTCGGCACGCCAGGCGGCCGGCGCGGGCGGGAGTCCGTCGCGCGGGGCGAGCTCGGGCAAGGGTCGCTCTGGGCAGGTCGTGCCCTTCGGGCGCACGAAGGGCCTGCCGCTCGAGGAGGCAGAGACGAAGGACCTCCAGTGGCTGGCCGGCGCGATGCGCGAGTCGATTGCCGACCCCTCGAAGGAGCAGTGGGCCGCGAAGAATCGCGTGCTGCTCGACGCCATCGAAGCCGAGCTGGAGACGCGGTAATGGCGCGCGAGCTCGCACTGAAGAAGTCGCTCGATGGTGTCGAGCGCTGGTTCGACGAGAAGGGGCCTGGCGGTCGCTCGTTCCGCGAGTCGCTCGCGGCTGGTGGCGTCATCGCCGAGGACTTGCTCGTGGTGGCCGGTGCCGTCACGGGGATGCTCAACAGCGGACTGACCCGCGAGGCGCTCCTGCTTCTCATCCAAGCGAAGTGCCCGCGGCCGCACGGGCGACCGATGCCCATCACCACCATCAGCGATGTGATTGAGGCCATGGCTTCTCTCGACACCTTCATCGAGGCGAAGCGATGAGCGCGCACACACCGGGGCCGTGGGCTTTCTTCGGGGACAACAACTACGGCGGGACCGTTGAGATCGGCCCAAAGGTCACCGTGTCAGTCGACCGCGCTGACCGCTTCGACTGCTCGCTGGTGATCAGCCGCGAGGAGATGGAGGCGAACGGACGCCTCATCGCCGCCGCGCCGGATCTCCTCGCGCTCGCTCGCCTTGTGGTGAGCGAGACGACCGAGGACGAGAACGGCGACATGCCGAATCACCCGCGCGGGGCTTTGCTGACGCTGCTCGACGCAGCCCGCGCCACCATCGCGAAGGCGGAGGGTCGCGAATGAGTACGCCAGGACAGAAGCCCATCGGAGAGATTCGCGAGGCGTTCCTTCTTGTGCACCGCGTGGCGACCGGAGTCAGTGAGCGCTCGTACATGAGCATTCCTGCCGACCCCGAGCGCGATGCCGACCTCATCGTCATGGCTGCCATCGATGAGCTCGAGCAAGCCCGTGCGCGCGTCGAAACGCTGCTCAAGGAGCGTGCGGAAGACGTTGCGGTGCGGCGCGAAGTCATCGCGGATCGCGACCGGGCTGAGTTTGGGCTGGGGCACGTCACCGTCGAGCGCGACGTTGCTCTTGCCGAGGTCGAGGTTCTCCGCGTGCAGTGGGCAGCAATGAAAGCTGCGCGCGACCGCATCATCAGCGACCTCGACGCAGCTCGTGCTGAGCGCGAGCAAGCCCGCGCTCGCATCGTGGAACTCGAGGAGGGGCTCGACGTCGCGGCCGACGCGCTGCTGTCTGCGTGTGTGGCCGTCTCCCAGGCTGACAACGCCCTGCGGCTGAGCCAGCACGAGCGCGCTGCGGTGCGTGAGGCGATGACGCGGGCCGAGGGCAGCAAGTTCGCCCGAACTGGAGGCGAGGCGGGCGCGTTCAACTCAGGCGTGGATCATGTCGTCGACATCATGCGCAACGCCCTGAAGGCGGGGACAACGTGAGTCACATCGACTGGAGGATCGTCTTTCGGACTGCACTGCGGATGGCTCATCGAGTCGACGTGCCAGACCCCGAGAACCTCGCCGCAGACATGGTCGAGGAGTGTCTCCGCTCCATGCTGGCGGGCCGGATCAACGCGCCCACCGCGAAGGCCCTTCGCATCGCGCGGCGCTACTGCCTCGCGTACTACGCGTACGCCGGGCGTCGCGAGGTGATGGCGTGGGAGCCGCGCCAGCATGACCGCCCGTCCGAGGTCGATGTTGAGCGCCAGGTCGATGGGCGCCTCACCCTGGCTCGTTTGCAGGAGCGCTGGCCCGACCTCAGCGAGAAGGCCCGCGACGCGATGTCTCGCTACCTGCTCGGCGAGCGGTACGAGACGCACGAGCGCAAGGTGGGGAAGAACGCCGACAACTACCGCCGCGCCCTCGTGCGCGAGCTCGCGGAGGCGGCATGACTGAGCGCCCCATCCTCTTCAGCGGCGCCATGGTTCGCGCCTTGCTCGCTGGCACGAAGACGCAAACCAGGCGCGTGGTGAAGTGTCGAGCTCGAGGGGCTCCCGAGTTCCACGGTGGCGCCCAGGACGAGGACGACCCGAGCGCGTGGGGCTGGTTCTTCGATGGCCCCGACCACCACGGCTACGAGGTACTCGCGCGCGGGCTTGCCCAGCATCACGACCACGGGCTGATCTCCGCACCGTGCCCCTACGGCGAGCCCGGCGACCGGCTGTGGGTGCGCGAGACGTGGGGGCGAGGTTACGAGGAGCCGGAAGCGCCGACGGTGATGTTTGCCGCCGACGGCGAGAGCCGACGCATTGAGTTCGAGTCGTGCGGCGTGGGCTCGTACCTTGGCGCGGTCTGTCGTGGGCCAGCGTTCACGTACAAGCCGGAACGCTGGAAGCCCTCCATCCATATGCCGCGCTGGGCCTCGCGCCTCACGCTGGAGGTAACCGACGTTCGCGTCGAGCGGCTCAACGACATCAGCGAGACCGACGCGACCGCTGAGGGGTTGACCCGGTGTGGTGACGGAGGCTGGCACTCTACCGACGTCGACGTGGCGACTGGTAACGCCTGCTTCTCTGACCCGGTCGATGCCTATGCGGCGCTCTGGGAGAGCATCAACGGCGCCGACTCGTGGGCGGCCAACCCCTGGGTATGGTGCATGTCGTTCAAGCGGGTGACGCCGTGAGGTGGCTCGCGCTGCTGCTGCTCGCGTCGTGCGGTGCGCCCCCGGCGTCGCAGCTCGACGACGGCCTGAAGGGCGTGGTGCTCTACGTCGACCACCTCGGCGACCGGAGCAAGGGTCTCGACGGGGGCGTCGACGCGGGGTTGCCGTGAAGCTGGTGACGCACGTAACCGAGTACGGGCTTGCCGGCTGCGCCCGCAAGCTCCACCCGCCTGGCCGGAGCAAAAGCAGCAAGGCCGTTCGCGCGCGCATGCAGCGCATTGGAATCAGGCGCGACACGGTGGCTTGCGACGGTTCGCCTGCTGGCGGCCGGTACCGCGCGGCCCTCATCGACGTCAAAGGCGACGTCATCTTGAGCGCGTACGCCATGCAAGTGATGCCCACCTGCCCGCGCTGTGCCGTGCTGCGCGACGCCGCTCTTGAGGGGCGGCTGCCGTGAAGCGCCGGGTGCCAGGCATCGACGAGCGCCGGCACCAGGTGGAGCTCGACGTGCGGCCCGACTCGACCCCGGGCTTCGTGCACGTCGCGGTGCTGCGGTCGCGGCGGAGCGAGTCGAAGAGCGACCGCGCCCTGGTGCTCACCCCAAGCGGCGCGCGCGCCCTCATGCGAGCGCTGCAGTCGGCCGCCGACGAGGCCAGCCGCCGCGCCTACGTCGCCGAAAAGGCGACCCCCACCGACCTCGAGGCCGACGTGGCGGCGGTCGTGCGCGCCCTCTCGCGAGCCGAGAGCGATGCTGGAGCGTCCGCGCCGCATCCGCCCGGCGAGACGTGAGCCGCGACCCGGCGCAGGGCAGAGCCTCGGCACGGGCCCTGCTGTGCCCGGGGCATGACCAGAGACCAGGTGGTGGCGTTGCTGGTGGAGACGGAGCTCGAGCTGCAGGCTGCGCAGCGTGAGCACGACGGGAGCCCAAAGGCCGCGGTGCGGTACCGAGACGCCCGCGACCGGCATGTACAGGCGGAGCGGATCGCCCGGGTGGCTCTAAGCCATTGAAATAGGCCGGGGCGTTTTCACCTGTCGGAGCCAAATGATACCCCTGAGGATGCTTCGCGCACCTCCGCGCGGGCTTCATCGGGAGTCACACAAATGACGTTCAAGGTGGGCGATGTGGTGGTTCTGAATTCGGGCGGTCCGGAGATGACGGTCGAAGCGCTGTCGGGCGACCGCGTGGTGTGCTGTTGGTTCAACAACGGGAAGAACGAACGGGCGCAGTTCGCCCTGGCGATGCTCAAGGCGCCGGCTGCCAAGGCAGCCCCGAGGGGTCCGAAGTTCCGCTTGGCGACCACCAGGAAGGGGCTCTGATGTCGAACCCGTTCGAGGTCTGGGGCAGCTTCGGCGACACGGTGGGTGGCATTTCGAACATGCTCACTCTCGCCGTGGTGGTCTACGCGACGGCCAAGTTCCTTCCACGAGAGTTCGCGAAGGCGCGACACGACTACTCGCTGGCTGCGCATGCCGACGCAGCAAGGAAGCTGTGGATCTCCACCTTCACTCTGCTCACCCACCTTCGCGCGATGACCACGCCTGGCTTCACGGGTGGTGGCACCTTCGCCGAAGTGCAACATGGGGCTGGCCGACCTGCACTTCGAAAAGCCGATCCGCGACGCTCTGGCCGACATCTGGCTGGCGCGCGCGGAGCTGATGGCCGATGTGCAGCTGCAGCTCCAGCTCGGCGATGCTAAAGGGTTTCAGCGTCTCTACGGTGGCGAGACGTCGGCGAAGTTTGATGCGCTCCGCGAGCGCATGTGCCTCTTGCTGAAGCCGATCGCGCTTCCGTCCGTCGAGCCTTGACCCTCGGCGAACTCGAGCAGTTGGGCCACGAGCTCGCGCGGCGGGGACTCAAGCGTCACCTCGCCCCGCTGCGCGAGCTCTACGCGGCAACCAGGGACGGCGGTCGGGCGGAATGGCCCGTCGAGCACGCCGCGCGCCTGGCTGCCGTCCTGGGCCTCGGGGCGCACCCACTGCCGGTGGCCTCGGCGTGTCCTAGGTGCCCACCGCCGGAGCCGGGTACTTGGGCCGGGTCGCGGACGGTTCTTCACCTCGACAACTGCTGGGTCAGCGCCTGCGCGAAGTGCGGGGCGGAGTGGGTGACCTCGCTTGTCAGTCCCCCTCGGTAGAGTGCCCCCATGAGGCTGATCGAGCGGCGGTGCGAGGTGTGCGGCGGAGCGGTGGACCCGGAGCAGACGTCGGCGCACCACGCCCGCGTGCTGTGGCTCTGCACGGAGCACGGCCTCGAGTTCCACGCGCGCGAGCTGCCGGCGAAGGCGGCGGCGACGACCGCCGAGTGCTGGCGCCTCATCGACGCCTGGCTGCAGCAGTTCTCCGGGCGCCGGGCGGCCTGAAAGCGTGTGCAGTAGCGGAGCGCCCGACCTGCGGGTTGAGTCCGCCCCATGCGCTTGATGCTCGTGGGGTTGGTCCTGGTGAGTTGCTCGAAGAAGGCGCCGACGGCGATGGAGGCCTGCCAGAAGCTTGTCGAGGCCGGAGTGGCGGCCAACTGCCACGACCACAAGCCGGGTGGCCTCGCGGCGAATGCGCGCCGCGGCGCCGAGTTCGATCTTCCTTCCGTGCCGGGCAAGACCGGCGCCGTCTGGACCTTCGACGAGGAGGCCGCCTTCGACTCGACGGTCCAGAGCTACGACAACGCCAAGGTGATGTCCGGTCCTCACCGGTACGGCAACCGCAAGGCGATGGTCTTCACCCAGATGAACTCTGGGCTGTCGATGGAACTTGGCGACAAGGCCAAGGCCGCAATCGCTGACCTGTAGGCGTCAGGGCAGGTTCTGCTCGACCACCACAGTGACGAAGCCCGCCGTGGGGACCGTCTGCACCCCACCGCTGTAGGTCAGCTCCCACTCTGCCGAGTAGGTGCCCGGCGTGTCGGTGTCGATGGCCGCCCACGGGTACTCGACGATTCCGCTGCCCACGTTGGTGGCGGTGGAGTTGACCTTCAGCGTCGAGGCTCCCGCGAGTCGCATGCGGAACTTCACCGTCGCGTTGGTGAGGTCAATGATGGTGCCGGTCGAGTCCGTCAGCAGCATACGTAGCTTCGGGAGTCGGTCGCCCTTCTTGATGTGGAAGACGTCCATGTGTGGCCTCAGAGGAAGCGGGCGGTGGCGCCCGTGGTGGTGAGCACTGCAGTAGATGTGGGGGCAGCGGGAACGGCCTTCGACTCGTACGCACGGAGCGCACCGTCGGCTTGGGTCGACGAGATGAGCGATGCGGCACATCTCGAGGGGTTGGCCGTAGCGCTCGCGCTCGAGCTGAGCGAGCTCGCTCCTGCCGGGTAGATGAGGCTCGCCGCCAGGGCGCCCCCGCCTGGGTAGGCGAAGGCGTTCGGCCCTGTCGTAGCGGTCGATCCAACGCCAGCAGCCAAGGCGGAGCCCGCAGCTGATGCGGTACTCGCGGAGGTAGACTGGCCCGTCGCAAGCGCGATGCCCGCCCCCGAGCTCGTCGCGGTTGCCGACTTGAGCGCCGAACCAACGCCGGACGCAGCGCCGACGCCGGCTGCGCTTGCCGTGCTGCCGCCGCCCACGGCAAGGCCCGTCGCGCTCGCCATGCCTACGCCCGCTGTCGCGCCCACCGCCGCCGAGAGGACTGCGCCAGTCGCTGCAGCCGCGCCCGTACCGCTCGAGCTGGCCGTCGACGAGACCAGGGCGAGGCCCACGCCGGACGCTGCACCTGAGCCGGTCGACAATGCACTGGCAGCCACCGAGCTCGCGCCCGCACCAGACGCCACGCCCGCGCCTGCCGATGATGCCGAGGCTGCCGCCGAGCTCGCGCCCACGCCCGAGGCCGCGCCCGTGCCCGCCGATGTCGCGGTGCTGCCCGCTCCCACGGCCTGCCCAACGGCCGACGCTGCACCGGTGCCACTCGACGTGCCGACGCTGGCCGCCAGAGCTGCTCCCGTGGCCGAGGCTGCCCCGCTGCCTGCGCTGGAGCCGACGGACGGCGCGAGAGCCGAGCCGACACCAGAGGCCGCACCAGCACCCGCCGAGGAGCCCACCGAGGCCACTGTCGAGGAGCCTGTGGCCGACCCTGCGCCGACACCGGCTGAGGTGGCCGTGGTGTCTGCCGTCGAGGCACCAACGCCGGAGGCCGTAGCCGCGCCTGCAGACGTGCCAACGGCTGAGACGGTGCCGCCAGCTCCGGCAAGCGTCGTTGGATCGTAGAGGCGGACGTCTGCCGCGTTGCCGTCGCTTGGGACGGCGTAGAGGTAGACGTCGACCACGACTTACACCCCGGTGAGGGTGTTGACCGAGGTGCCTGCGACGTCGGGGGCGCCCTGCTTGTACGCGACGAGGTAGTAGGGGCCACCCGTCGCCCCGATGGTGAAGTTCCCCGAGCCATCACTCACGGTGCCGTCGACCTTCTGGTCCGTTGTCGTGAGGTAGAGGTCCACCGACACGCCGCCGATGGCCACGCCGCTCGAGTCGCGAGTCACCCCTGTGATGAAGGTGCCTCGATCCGAGAACGGCGGTGACTTGAAGGGGGCCGGCCGGTACCCACACAGCAGAATGCCCGAGCCGAGAGGCCCGCCGCCCGTCGCCTGCATCGAGCGCATCGGGTCGAGAGCCGAAGCCCGCCGCAGAGCGGGCACGCCCAGCACGCCACCGGCACCCCTGCGGCCAGACTGAATCGGCATCGCGACCCTCGTTAGTTCAGGCTGTCGACCTGGTAGTTGTGCACGGTGAGGGAGCCAGTCGCGACAGTCTGCGTGAAGAAGACGTCGAGGATGCTCGCCGCGGTGTTGTCGAAGCCCGCGCCCACTGCGGGGGTGCCGACAGGAGTCAGCAGCGAGCCGTTGCCACCAGCCGCAGGCAGCGCCGAGCCAACGACAGCTTCAGAAGCGAAGTAGCTGCCGAAGGGGAACAGCGTGGTGCCCGTGCCGTTGCCGACGGTGCGACACACCAGCTTGCACTCGAAGTACCAGGGCACAGTCGTCTTCGCGACGACGTTGAGGTTGAGCGCCAGCGTGTCGAAGACGACGGTGGTGCCCGCCGCGCCGAGGCAGATGTCGAAGCGCGCAGTGCCGGGCGTGGTGACGGCGACGCTGATGCGGCCGCTCATCATGAGCTTCAGGATGCGGCCGACGTAGAAGTAGTTGTTCGGCAGCGTGATGCGGTTGGCCACCGGGATGCAGCTCGCACGCGCGGCCGCGGTGAGTGTCGGGCCGTCAGTGACTCCGACGACGAGGGTCTCCTGCCAAGTTTGCAGCGACATGGTTCAGTCCTCCGTGATGGTCGATGCGGTGGTCAGCTGCGGCGTGATTCCGGCACCACAGACAATCGAAGGGGTGATGGCACCCGAGTAGAGAATCTTTGTAGCGCCCGAGCTCGCGACGCCGACCGAGAAGAATGTTGCGGTTCCGGTTCCGCCCGTGCCCGCGGGGAAGGCAATGGTGGCCACGGGGGCGACCTGCGTCGGGGTGGTGCCTGAGACGGCCCAGCCGCCAGTCGTGCGTGCCACCGAGACACGCGCGTACCCCGTGTACGCGATTTCATTCGACGACTGCACACCTGCGTCGGTGGGGTCGGCTGTGTGTAGCGCCACCCAAAGCGCCGTCAGTGGGCCTGTCACCGTGTTGTCGGCAAGGTTGCCGATGGCCGTCCCGTTGAAGATGAGCTTCAGGATGTCGGCCTCGAAGGCGTCGGACTTTCCAGCCATGGTGCTCCTGTCAGCCGCCCTGAGGCGGGGTAGAGGTTGAGGGGCGCTGCGCGAAAGACTCGGTAACGCGGCTGGCGCTGTAGATGCCCGCGGCTGAAATCATCGCCACGCAGTACTCGCCCCACCCCGCCGACTCGCCTGTGCGAGCGACGACGAAGACGAAGACGAGCGTGATGGTGGCCATCGTGATGAGTGCGAGGTGCAGCTTCGTCGAGGCCCAGCCGCTGCGGCTCGAGCGGTGCGCCCGCTTCGTGGCCTCCTCGAGGCGGCGCATGCTCGCGACGGCTTCGGAGGTGTCGGCCTTCACCTTGAGGTTCAGTTCTTCCATTCGAGCCCTCAGAATTCCAACGAGACGGACGCGCCTGCCGCGCCCACGGTGTTGGCCCACACGCCCACCGAGACTCCGCCGATGATGCGACGCTCGACAGAGGCCCCGAGTACCAGCGGCCCGGTGATGACGACCGCAGGCTTGAGCCCTGCCCCCACCTGCACGCCAACGCGCCAGTCTGGCTGCTGCGTCACCTTCTTCGAGGTCTCGCCCGAGGTGGCGCCGTGCGTGTCGGTGCTGGCCTCGGTGCTGCCGCTGGCCGCATCGCGCTCGCGCGTCTCCGTCGTCGTCTTCGAGGCCACCAGCACGCCACCATCGGGTGTCGAGAGCAGTACGGGGGTTGTGGTGGTGCGGGTGTCGAGAGCGCGCGCCGTCTTCCACTTCACGACTTCGACCGTTTGTGTGCGGTACTCGGTGCGGTACTCCGTGCGGGTGTCGACCTCGCGCGGGGCCGAGAAGCGCCCGGCGCTGTAGCCAGTTGCGGCGATGACGAGCGCAGAAGCAGCGAAGGCGAGGAGCTCGCGCGCGCGCCTCTTCTGCTCGTCAGTCATCGTCACCCGCAGCCCCCGAGAAAGGGCAGCCACATGATGGCGCCGATGAGCGCCAGCGTGAGCCACACCGCGAGGGCGTCGGGCTTGCGGTCGCCGGGCACTTCGTAGTCAGCATCGAGTTCCATGCTCAAGCCCTCGGAGGCCAGAACCAGCAGCCAGGGAGCGTGGAGTGCTGCGGCGCGCTCAACACCCAGAGCGAGTCAGAGCCGTCGAGAATCGCCTGCCCGTTGACGCCGAATTCGCTCTCGTACTTCGAGCCGACCTCGTGGAACGACAGGTAGGCGTTGCCGCTGTACTCCTTCGGCCAGACCTGCGTGACGATGAGCGGCACCACGGAGCCCTCAGCGACATAGTTCCCGACGTGACGCTGGGCCCCATCGGGCCAGAGGCGCGTGCCGTTCGCGTCGAGAACACCAGCGAGACCCGAGGAGACGCGACGGCGGTTGATTTGCTCCGCCTGCTCTGCAGACAGACGGAAGTGGACGATGCGGCCAATCGAGGGGTCGTTCATGGTGCCTTCAGGGCGCCCGCCAGGGGCGGAGTTGACCGAGCAATGGCTTGAGGGCCTCGCGGTCGGTGGTGATCAACGCGATGGCCGTGGTGCTGCCAGCGAGCGGGCCATCGGTCTCGGTGACGACGTGGAAGAACTGATCGGCAGCCACGAGGCCCGCGCCGAGCTCGGCGAGCTGCTCCTTGCTTGCGACGAGCACCACCCCGCGAGTGTCTTGCGGGTACGGCCCTCCGCGCTCGAGGTGGAGTTTCAGCGAGTCGGCGCTCGCATGGAGCAACTGCGCGAGGAGCGCCCCACCTGTGAGCTCGCGGCGCACCACGATGTAGTGCCAGACGGCGAGGGGTGAAGTGGAGCCCCGAGGAGGACTTGAACCTCCGGCCTCCCGGTTAGTCACCGGGCGCTCTTTCTCTGAGCTATCGGGGCGTGCGTCATTCATGGTCAGTCGTGTGTGAAGTACGAGACGGCGCGATCGCCGAAGCCCGCGGTGACGGGCTTCCGCCAGAGGTTGTGACCGCCAGCCTGCGCGATGACCTTCCCCGGCAGCACCAGGGCAACGTGGCCAGGCCCGGCGCGGTTGAACCAAACCACCACCGTCGGGTAGCCGAGCTCCGCGCGCGCGTACGCCGCGAGCTCGATGCTGTTCCGCCAGCCGAACATGCCGCGCCCAAGGCGCATCACAACGTCGTTGGCGCGCGTCTCGACGCCATGGCCCGTCTCGCAGGGCTGGCCAGTGAGGGGGTCGACCCAGTGGGCAGCAACCTCGCCACACCCGAGCGCCGTCAGCACGTCCCAGAGGAACGTCTTGCACCAGGTGCGGCCATCAGCCGAGGGCTGGTACCGAGCGGTGTGCACGACGTCGAACTGTGCGGCGATGGACTCGAGTGACTGCGCGGAACGGCTGCGCGCATCGCCCTGGAGGGGCGCCACCACCGGCTTCCATGGGTCGACGTCCAGCCACGCGGGATTCACGCGGGCACCGTCGCACGGCCCATTTCCCCTCGGGAGGGGGCCGGGATGCGGGGCCGAATTTCTCGCAACCTCAGCGGCTGGGCTTGCCTCGGGTGCGGCGATCGAGCGCCATCTGCTCGGCCTGCCACAGCTCGAGCGCCTTGATGCGTGGCCCGTAGTCACTACTCAGGCCCTGCACGCGCCGGTCGACCTGGTCCACCGTCCCGGCCTGCGTCGCGAGGGCGTTGCGCATGTCGCGGAGCTCGAGCTCCATGCGCGCCTGCCCATCGACAATCTTGTCGAGCTTCACCTCGACGGCGCGCGCTTCAGTCTCGACACCTGCCTCGAGCTTCGCCTCGAGAGCGGCTTTCTTCTTCTCGCGGTCGTCCCACCACAGCTTCACGAAGAAGCCCAGCAGAGCCAGCGAGCCGCCGACGTTGCCCGGCGTCACGATGTCGACGAAGTCAGCCACGCGGCTGCTCGCCTTCGGCACCGACGACGACGGTTGGCTCAAAGATTTCCACGAGGCGGTTGGTGTTCCGCAGCACGCGCTCGAGGGTGAGGCCCTGCGAGGTGGCGATGTCGGCGAGACGCCCGACGGTGCTCGAGAGCGTGTCCACCTTTCGGGTGAAGGTGTCGAGCGACGTCTGAATCGCCTGCAGCCGGCGCTCGTGGTCATCGAGCCTGTCCTCGTGCTCGTCGATGACGGGGGACGCCTCGCGAAACCGCTGCTCCAGTTTCGCCACCTTCAATTCGAGTTCCTCGATGCGGCTCGGGGACACCAGTTCTTCCTCCATGAGGCTACGTAACGACGCTCACTGGTCGCCGAAGACCTCGAAGTTGAAGCGCGTCGTGCTGCCGCTGGCAGCACCGAGGCCAGCACCGGTATTGTCCCAGAACACCAGCGTAAAGCCGGTGGTCGACTTGCTGCTGATGCTGGGCAGGAAGCCATGCGCCGCCGTCGGCCAGAACTCCCGGTAGAGGACAATGCTGTAGTCCGTCGTCGCCATCGCCTGGGCAAATGTCACAGTGATGATGCCGGTGCCGGTGTTCTGCGCGACGCTGGTGAGGTTGTGTGCGCTACCCACCACGGGCGACGCGGTGTTGTTGAGGGTCACCGAGGCACCCGCCTTGGCGATGTTCATTCTCGAGACCTTGTTCTTGATGGCGGTGGTCGACACCGGAGCTACTGAGCCATCGATGTCGATGGTGCCATTGACGACTGCAGCGGGCAGCGTGGTGAGGCCGTCAGAGCGCGCGGCCCGAATGCCAGCGGCGCCTGTGCCGCCCGAGAAATCGCCACCGTAGGCAGCACCAACGCCCTGCCCGAAAACACCGCTGCCGCCTGAGCCACCGGTGAAGCTGCCGCCCACGCCACCGGAGCCACCCTGCCCCAACACGCCAGGCTGCGACGCGCCGACAGCAGTGCCCTTGACGCCTGGGCCACTGGAGCCGCCCGTCCCATCGAAGCCCGCGCCCGTAGTGTTGCCCGTGCCGTAGACACCGGCCAGGCCCGCGCTGGGCGCCACATTGTTGTAGTTGTTCCAGATGGTGCGGCCCTGGAGGAGCTGAAGCTGGTCAGCGATTTTCTGGAGCGCCACCACCACGCTCGATGCTGTGAGCGCATCACCATCAACGGGAATGGTGATGGCCCCGAAGGTGAACGGCAGGGCATTTCCGCTCGCAGCGCTGCCGGTGTAGGTCGTCGACATGTTTGCTCCTCAGTCAGGTGTCCAGGTGACAGCGGTTCCGCCGTAGGTGAGTAGGGCCGTTCCCCAGCTCTGGGTAACCGGGAAGCCCCACACGAGCCCTGTCTGCAGCACGGTGAAGCCCTCGAAGAGCGAGTGTCCGCCCTTCCACTGCTTCACCAGGCGACGCAGCGAGTTGACCTCGTCGCTCGAGTTGCTCGGCAAGGTTCCCCATGAGCTCGGCAGCGGCGCGGGGAAGATGACGCGGAAGCCATTCCAGAAGAGGGACGGCATAGTGGCCGTCTGTCCACCCGCGTACGAGGCCGTCACCACGTTGAGCGAGCCATCCAGCGTGTGCGACTGGCCGCGCCCAGTGAGCAGGTAGACGTTGGTGTAGCCGGCGTACCAGAGCGCCCGCAGCACGCCCGTCGGAGTGCCTGCCCAGGTCCACGCGTCCCACGCACCCTTCAGTCGTGCGCGGAAGCTGCTCGACGTCTCCGTGCTGCCTTGTTCAAGGCCGCGCTCAGCAGCCAGCTTCGCAAGCGCATCAGTGGGCGCAGAGTCGGGCATGCGCACCTTCACCGCGTCACGCACGCGAGCTTCGGCTGCATCCTTCACGTCCCCCAGTGCCCGCAGCCAGCCCTTGCCGCTGCCAGCGCGCAGCCACGGAGGCGCGAGCTCCTCCTGGTAGTCCTTCCAGAGCACCGCCGTCGGCGTGCCCTGCAGTGCCTGCTGGTACGTCGAGGGCTGAGCCACCGCGGGAGGCGTCGGCGCCAGCGCGACGACAGACTTGGTGGTGTAGCCGTGCCAGTAGGTTGGCGACGCGTTTGCCGGGCTGTCAAAGCGAATGCCCGCGCCCGCCGTGATGTCGGCCGACGTCGGGACCGCCGCAAAGAGCCACGGCGCCGGGCCGAAGGTACGGAGGGTCGGCGACGTCAGAGTCGCGCCCGCGGCGCTCTTGTAGCTGCCAATGGTGGGGGCGGTGCTCGCCCACAGGTTGCTGTTGTTGTCTTCGAGGTGAAAGGCCCAGAACTGGTTCGAGCCGTCGGGCAGGTGGATTGCGCCGCTCACGTAGTGCGGCTCGCCACCGACGCCCGCCCCGGTGTCGATGACGAAGAGACAGCCGAGCGCCTCATCTGCGTCGCTCGGCGTGAAGACGTACTGTCCATCGCCAGCGTGAGTGATGGCAGGGGCCGTGCGCGACGCGCTGGTGAGGTCGAGGTACGAGACGAAGCTCGGCACCGCCGTCGTCATCGGCGCACCGACAGAGTCGTAGAGCTCGAAGAAGCGCGCGGTCGCCATGGCTCAGGGCACCACAGGGTCGAGCGGGTCCACCGTTGAGACGACCGGGTCAGGTAGCGCGTCGACGTGCGCCTTGAAGAGCGCGGGCTTCGTCGCAGCGAAGCTGGCCGCCGCTGCGTTGTCCGTCACGTCGAACTGTGCGAGCCACTCTTGCCCAGCGGTCACGAGGCCAGCGACCTGACGCCGCAGTGCCGCGCGATTCGCGGTGCCCGCCTTCAGCGCGGGAAGATCGACGGTAAGAAACTGAGTGCGTCCGATGCCCATGGTGTCTCCTCAGAGCAGTCCGCTCACGCGCCACGAGAACGGGAGCGCTGCGGTTGCGTTGGCTGAACCACTGACGGTGAATAAGCCCGCCGCGGGGACGGCGATCAGCTCCTTGCACGTCGTGTCTCGCGCGTGCGGTGTGATGATGATGTGCGAGGTAGCGGTCACCAGTGAGTTGGTGATCACCACGCTCGACGCGGCTGCGGCGATTGCGCTCTTTCCGATGGGCTTGTTGATGGTCGCAGCGCCCGGCGTGCCGGTACTGTCGGTGCCGGACTGGTCAAGGCGACCGCTCGCAACGATGGTCGCTACCGAGACGCCATTCCCACCGAAGATGAACGCCGTTTGAGATCCGGTCGGGGCATTGATGTTGGTACCTGCCACCATGCCGAGCCCACCGCTTGATGTCGCACCAATGACGTAGTTCGAAACCGTTGGCGTGTCGGAATTCAGCCAGAGGGCCGCCGCTACGATGTTCGCGTTGTAGCTGCCCATCGCTGCTGGCCGCGCACCGGTGAGATTGCTGCTGTTGTTCGGCGCACCGAGCGACCAGATGCCACCCTGTGCTGAGACGTATGCCTTCAGAACTTCAGTGCCGCCGATACCTGCGTAAACGCCACACAGCTTGGCGGCTGTATTCACGCTTGCATCAGCAACTGATGTTCCGAGCTTCACAGCTACGTCAGATGCACCGGCTCCGGTCGAGCCCCGCATGGTCATCCCGCCAGAGAAGTAGATGGCGCTCGCGGTGGTGCCTGTCTCTGGGAAGAACGCATCTCCAGTCTGAATAGTGAGGCCACGCGAGATGACGACGCCATCAGAGCGGACAGAGGCCTTCTCAACCTCGGTGCCACCGATGCCGACCATGAAGCTGGCCAGCTTCGCAGTGGCATTCACAGAGCCACTGGCCGTACTGACTCCCACCTTCACGCCGACGTCGCTCGCGCCGGTGCCGTTGGTGTTGAATAGCGAAGCCACCTGAATGCCCGCGCTGGCGATGATGGCGCTGGTGAAAGTCTTGATGCCCGCGAATGTCTGCGCAGCAACCGACACGAGCCCAGACACCGTGGCTGATGCGAGACGAGCAAAGGGACTCGGGTTGGCATTCGGCACGTCACACCCCCACGAAGGTCAGAGACTGAGTCAGCGTGGCGACCTGCGTCGCGGTCAGCGCCGTGTCAGTGGCGGGCGTCGTGACAACGACATTGCGCACTCCGTCGGCCTGCATGAGCTGCTCGATGATGGCGGACAGGTACACGGTGCCGCCGATGTCGATGCCCGGCAGCACTTCACCGAGGTTCGATGTCCCGCCACTGAAGAGGGCCGTCAGGTTGCTGGTGCACTGGGCCGTTGCCGTCGAGAGCAGCGCCGTCTTGACGTAGACGGTTGCCGTCACCGTCACTGCCACCGCGGCCGCGCTCTGCACCAAGGCCGTCACACAGAGGGGCACGCGCGGGGCGATGTAGTTGGTGGCGTTGGTGACAGCCGGCGCGCCGACAGGGCCACTTGAGCCCGCGAGGTAGACCTCTACCTGCCCCGCCACCGTCGACGAGACGCGGACTCGGGTGCGGGTGATGGACGGGTCAGCCGTGCGAGCCCAGAGGGCGTAGGCGACGGACGGAGTGCCGGTGCCGAGCGTCGGCCACCGCGCACGGCAGCGCGCCCGCAGCGCGAGGTCCGTCTCGACGTTGGCCCCCTGCGTCGTAATCCACGTGCCCGTGCCGGGGTCAGGGTTCGCCACCGTGACGCCCGCCAATGCGGTGATGAGCGTCGTGATGGTGCCGTTGCCGACGTTGTAGGCCGCACTCGGAGCCTCGGCGCGCACCGTCACGGAAACGCTGCCGCCCAGCGGGAGCGTGTACGAGCCCGAGCTCACGTAGCGGAGGCCGTTGCTCGCGGCGAACCAGAGCTGGCCGTCGACGATGGTGTAGGGCCCTGCGCCAGCGGCCGCCGTGAGCGTCACCGTGCCGATGGTGAGGACACCGGCATTTCGCGTCAGCTGGTACACCTGCGAGGCGAGCAGGTCGAGCCACGGACCCGCTGACGTCTCCAGCAACCCGCCAGAGGCTACCGCCGTTACCAGCGCGTACAGGTCCTCCATCACCGCCGCGTCATTCTCGACGAGGGTGAGGGGCACGGAGCCGGTCTGCCACGAGGTCGATGGCAGCGTCGGGAGTCGCGTCTGCACGCGGAACACGTCGCCCGCGATGAAGCTGGTGACGGTGGTGTCGGCGCTGTTTGCGAAGACGAGAGAGAGCGATGTGCCGCCCATCGCGAAGGTGCCGCCAGAGGGCACCGTCGAGGTGCTCGAGTACGTGAGGCCGCCGTCGGTCGAGTACTGGAACGTGGCCGCGCCCAGGTTGCCCGAGGCGATGAGCTTCACGCGAACGTCGTACTCAGCAGTCGGAACGCCCGAGAGCGTCACGGTGCCAGGCGAGAAGCCCACCAACGAAGTGAAGCCGACGCCCTGGAGCTGGCGCAACAGAGACGCGCGGAGGTCGTCCTTCGTGGGGCTCTTCAGGAGGGCGGAAAGGGTCTGCATGCGTCACTCCTCGGACAGCAAGTCGACGCTGACTTGCGTCACGGAAAGGACCAGCCGGAAGGGGCCCGCGGCGGTATTGATGGTGAGGGAGACCTTCAGCGAGCTCGAGCTGGGCGTGTACGTCACCACCGCGTCAGCCGAGCCGACTCGCTCGTCTTGCTCGCACTCGCGCTCTGCGGCTGTCTTCAGGCGGTACAGCGCGTCAGCTGTCATCGACTGGTTGAGGTACTGCCGGAGGTCGAGCCCATAGTCGGGATGGAACGGCAGCGTGCCTCGCGGCGTGCACAGCCGTCGCGCCAGCGCCTCAGTCAGCACACGAGAGTCGCTGACGAGCGTGAATGTCTCGTCGAGCCCTGGGAAGACCAGGACATCAGAGCCGAGGCTGGTGCTCGTCTTGAAGGGCATCGTCAGAGACTCCTAACGACGGTCGATGCGACGTTGGTCGACACGGCGGAGGTCAGCCCGGTTGCGGCGGTGGGAGCGGTGCCGGTGGTGCCGCCGGCGGTGCACGCACCGAAGACGACCGGGTGCGTGTGCGCATTGAACTTCGCCTGAAGGTCGTCGAGTGCCGCCTTCGTGGCAGTCGCCAGCGCGAGGTAGCTCGATGGGCTGTCGCCGATGTCGAGGGCCAGCAGCTTCGCTCCGTCGAACTGCCAGAGGGAGGCCACCGGGCGGCGTTGGTCTCCACCCTCGAAACCCAGCAGCACGCGCGAGCCGGCCAGCACCTTCACCGCCACGCCTGGAATGCCCAGGCGAATCGGGACCTGCGACATCGAGGGGAGCCGCGCGTCTTCGGGCTGGAGGTCGAGCGTGCCGTCAGCCCGCTGCGTCACCACTTTGCACGGGTAGAACGCCAAGAAGTCCATGCGGCGCGTCTGGCCATCGATGATGCGTGCGAGGTACGTCTTCACTCGGTCGAGCGCAGTAGGCGTCATTCGAACCAGACCTCCGCATCGAGCCGCGAAGCGTCAGCCATCTCGAGCTCGACGTAGCTGACGTGTGTGGCGGAGCTGTTGAAGGCGGTGCCGGGGAGCACCATCGCTCCATCAGCGAGCGTCACGGTGAACTTGCCGAGGCGGTCATCGAACTGCCGCATGCTGATGGTGTCGGGCGTCACCAGGGGCCACGTCTCGGTGCCAAGCCAGAGCGTGCCATCGGGCAGCATTCGCCAGGTCAGCGAGTCACCCAGTGCGCCCACCAACTGCGCCAGGACAACGCCGACGGGAGCCGCACTCGTCACCCAGAAGGCGAAGGATGTCGCCAGCAAGGCCGGGTCGACCGTGCTTGAGAGTGTCTCGCCAGCGGTCGCCAGCAAGTCCTTCAAGATGATGTTCGCGCTGACGCTGTTGTAGGCCTTCGGGGTTGCCGGCGTCTGGAGCCCGCCTGCCCCACCCACCACGCGGTACACCCCGACGTCGACCGACACATCACCGCGCCGCACGGTGCCGATGAAGTCATTGCCGTCGACGTTGATGGTCTGCTTCCCGGTGATGGGCTTCTGTGAGTCGACCGACACGTCCGCGTGCCACACCCCGACGCGCGGCATGCACAGCCGCATGTCGATGACGGGGGCATCGTCGAAGGTGACGAGGGCAGTCATGGAGTGCCCCCATTCGCCACCGAGGGCTTCGCGGCCTTTGCTGCCTTGGGCAAGGCCCCATCGCCGTAGCGCTTATTGATGTCGAGGTTGAGGTTGTCGGCCGCGCTCTTCGGGGTAGAGACGGCGCCCTTCTGGCCGGGCACGTACTCGAGGAAGCGAATGACGGCCTCGTAGATGCCGCTCGAAGCGTCCCCCTTTGCCTTCGGGAAACCGTACTCAATGACATGGGCACTCTTGATGCGATGGAGGCTCAGCACCGGGTGCACGAGGTCGAGCGGCACCACCGGAAACTTCGAGAACGGCCTCGATGTAGTGTTCTTCTTTGAGCTCGCCTGGTGCTCGGAAGATGTGAGGGAGCGCGTGGTCAGCTCTGCGGACGTCATCGAGCGTAGGAAGTCGATGATGTTCCCGTAGGTGTCGAGGTGCTCAGACGTCCACATCGTGACGGTCACGGAGAACTCGGCCTGGTCATCGCCGACGTACGTCACGGTGCTTCCGTTGGTGCCCGCGGTGTTCTTCTTGTCGTGGCGACGCCGCACCTTGCCGTCGAGAGTGCAGACGCCTGGCAGTCTGTACCCAGCGATGACGACGGTCTCCCAGCTCTCTGGAGAGTCACCCCAGAAGGGCACAGCCGCTGCCGCTGTTTTGCGCAGGCCCGTGGCGTCGATGAGCTCGCGCGGGACCGTGTTGCCGAAGTCTTCGAAGGGGGCACTCACGCGGTGCCTCCCTCAATCGCCATCTGCTCGAAGGCGCTCGCGAGCTGTGAGGGCAGGAGCTCAGCCAGCTTGCGCGCCAGCGTCTCTGCGTCAGCACCGCTGCCCTCGACGTGCACACTGAGGTTGATGGTGGGTGAGCCACCGAGCCCGCCCGCCCCGCCCTTCGGGACCGACACCATGCCGTTGACCGCTGAGTCGACCATTCCTCGGCCACCGGTCAGGCCATTCGCAAAGCCCTCGGCGGTGAAGCCGCCAAACTCTTCGAAGACACCAGAGGGCGAGTGAATGTCGAGAATGTGTTTGAAGGTTTCGATGGTGGCCCTGCCCGAGGCCATGATCGCGTCGA